TGATGTATGCTTGGCAGGAAAGATTACAGTTTCACGAGCTGCTTCAGAAGCTTATCGCCACCTGCACCATCGGCATCGGACCCAAGAAGGGCCCCCAGTTCCGGGTGGACCGGCTGCTGATCGAGTCCAAGGCCAGCGGGCTGTCGGTTGTCCAGGAACTGCATCGCCTGATCCAGGCCACCGGCAAGATGGGTGTCGAGTCGAATTCTGTCAAAGGCGACAAATACGCCCGACTGCAATCGGTTCAGCATCTATTCTCCGATGGCATGATCTATGCGCCTGACCGCTCCTTTGCCGACATGGTGATCGATCAGTGTGCGGTGTTTCCCAAGGGATCACGCGACGACTTGGTCGACTCGACCTCTCAGGCGCTGAAGTATCTGCGTGACACCGGCTTTGCATTGCGGCGCGAGGAATACTCTGTAGAAGCTCATGAGGAAATGCTGTACCGTGGTCCATCTTATAACGCTCCGATTTACGGTAATTATTGATGGCTCCTCGCACCAACTCGATGCGGTTGGACGATCCCTATCCTGAGGTTGTGCCGCCAGCATTGACCTTGGTGAAAGGCGAGAGCGATGAGATGGGGCCGGACTCCACCTCGTTCGAGGACGGTGCCCTCAAGATCGAGCATCCTGATGGATCGGTCACCATCGATCTGAATCCTCCGGATGAGAAGGATGATGGCCCAGAGACCACCGAGTTCGACCGCAATCTCGCGCTTAAGATGTCCGATGATGAACTCAGCAGCATCGCCTCGACGCTGATCGAAGGCATCGACAGAGACAATCAATCCCGCTCGAAATGGTTAGAGACCAGGGCTCTTGGCATCAGTCTGTTGGGGCTGGAGCTTGAAAAGCCGAGAGCCGGAGCCGGATCCGAGTCGGCCCCCATCGAGGGCATATCAACAGTCCGCCATCCTATTCTTCTGGAGGCCACTGTTTCCTTCCAGGCCACCGCCAGGGCCGAGCTTCTCCCCGCATCTGGGCCGGTTAAGGTCCGCAACGATGCTCCATCTCCGCCAAAGGAAGTCGTTCAGCAAACCTCCGCCCAGCAACAGCTCATCGAGAGCATGCAGTCGCAGGATGAATTGGCTCAGGCGCTGGAGAAAGATCTCAATCACTATCTGACTGTGACAGCCACCGAGTATGTCCCCGACACCGACCGCATGCTGTTCTACGTTGGCTTCGGCGGCGACGGATTCAAGAAGGTCTACAACTGTCCACTGAGACGAAGGCCGGTATCCGAGTCCATCGATGCGGAAGACCTGATCATCTCTAACACCACGACGGATATCCAGAACTCAGGCCGCATTACCCATCGCATCAAGATGCGGCCTTCGGTTCTGAAGCGCATGCAGATCATGGGGGTTTACCGGGATGTGGACCTAAGTCCCCCGGCAATAACAACGACAAGCCCCGTCGACAAGAAGATGGAGGCGATCTCCGGTGTGACCGAGGCCAACAAGCTGCCGGAAGATCGTGACTATGAAGTCTACGAGACCTACTGCGAACTTGATCTCGATGAGTTCGCCCCGAAGGGACTCAAGGGCAAGGGGCTTCCCCTGCCATACCGCGTAACTATCGAGAAAGACTCCAGGAAGATCCTCGATCTTCGTCGCAACTGGCAGGAAGACGATGAGCAGGCGCTTGCCAAGCAATTCTTCGTACAGTTTCCGTTCATTCGCGGACTGGGCTTCTACGGTATCGGCTTCATCCACCTCCTCGGCAACACCGCCAACGCCCTTACCGCCGGATGGCGCGAAGCCCTCGACGCTGGAATGTTCGCCAACTTCCCTGGCTTTATCTACAGCAAAGGCCTTGGCCGACAACTCTCCAATCAATTCCGTATCCCTCCTGGCGGCGGGATAGGTCTCGATGTCGGGCCGGGTCAGAGAATCCAGGATTCGGTCATGCCGGTCCCTTATAAAGAAGCCGGTGCTGGCTTCATCAGTCTTCTTACTCACATCGAAGAGACCGGCAGACGCCTTGCCTCCACCGCCGAAGTCAGTGTTGGCGAGGGCAAGCAAGACGCCCCCGTGGGCACGACCTTGGCTCTTATCGAGCAGGCATCGAAGGTCATGGATTCGGCCCACAAGCGTTTACACGCCTCCCAGGCCGAAGAGTTCAAGCTCCTGAAGTGCCGGTTCAAGGAAGATCCAGAAGCACTCTGGCGGCATAACAAGAAGACCACCATCAAGTGGAAGAAGGATCAGTTCATCCAGGCCCTGGACGACTGCGAGCTGGTCCCGGTGGCCGATCCGAACAACCCGACCAGCCTGCATCGCTTGGCCAAGGGTGCCATCATCAAGCAGCTTCAGGCCGCCAATCCGGCGCTTTATGACGAAGTTGCCGTCGATATGCGGGTGATGCGGATCTCCGACATCGATCCTGCTGGCCTGTTCAAGGCCTCCCCGACTCCACCCCCGCCAGATCCACGCATGGTAGCGATCCAGGAGAAGGCCAAGGCGCAAGGCCAGATGAGCCAGATCCAGCTTCTGGAGACCAGGATCAAGGCCGCGACGGCGGCTCAGGCCATCCAGGACAAGGCCCAGGATCGCGCCTCCCGCGAGAAGATCGAGGGGATGAAAATCCAGCTTGAGGGTCTCAAGATCAAGGAAGAGCAACTCATTCATGCCCATGACGCCGAGAAGGACATCATCTCCAAGATGCATGAGATGAACATGGAGCATCAGGCCCATCAGCTAGAGCTTCATAAGGGTGTGGTTGAGAAGGCTCAGGAACTACAGCACAGCGATCTGGATAAATCCCAGGAGCTGCATCACAACGATATGGCCAAGGCCCAGGAGTTGCGTCACAGCCAGATCGATACGATGCACAGTGCTGCAACCAACCAAGCCCAGTCCGATCATGACCGCCAACTGTCCAGACAGAAGCATGATGCCGAGATGTCTCGTGCCAATGCCAAGCACGAACAGGATATGGCCCACGCCAGGGAGATGCATGCTGCGAAGCTTGAAGCTGCCAAGCAGATGGCGAAAGTTAAACCCAAAGCCAAGAAGACATGACCATGGCTCAGAACACATCTAAGTGGGGTAGAGACACCGCGCAAAAGAGATATGCCGCTGGTGGCACTGTTGATCGAGACGAACCCAAGCAGGCTGAGCAGGCTAGAGAGGCTGCTGCTAAAAGAGTGAGAAATACCAGAGCGATGCCAGATGCCTTCCCAGTCGGCGGCGAACCAAAGGAATAACCATGGCCAAGGAACCAGAAGAAGGTCTCATCGAGCAAGCCAATGTCCCACAGACGAGTCCTGAGTATCAGAAGCCTCAGGCCCAGGAGGACAGACACGAATCCAACTACGACAATGATGTGCCAAACAACTGGCTTCGTGGTATGGGGAAGGGCGAAGCTTGCGGTAAACCCGGCTTCGATCACGGCCCCTCAGGGAGCAGGTACGGAAAATAGCCATGGCAAATCCATTTGGATCTAAGGTTAGAAGCTCCAGCGCCGCCAAGTACAAGGCAATCACCGGCAAGCCCTCGGGCGGCCAGACCTTTGCCGGTGGCTCCCAGGACTCCAGGGCCAAGGCCGCCGCCAGCGGCAAGGAGTCGAGGGAGTATAAGGTCGGGGGCAAGGTATCGCCGCCGAGCTTTGCCCGTGGTGGCCGATCCAAAGGCAAGGGCAAGGGTGGCCACAAGACTCACATCAATATCGCCGTGGTCGCACCCCATAAGGGTGACGATGCCGGTGCTGCTGGACTGCCTCCAGGACTTCCACCGGGAGGGCCTCCAGGTTTGCCCCCAGGAGGCCCGCCCATGGCACCACCTCCTGGAATGGGACCACCGGGCATGCCTCCGCCTCCACCCGGACCGCCGGGTATGCCCCCCATGAAGCGGGGTGGTGCCGCCTATGCCAAGGGCGGCAAAGTTGGAATGAAGTCAGGTGCTGAGTCTGGCCCAGGGAGGCTTGAGAAGATTCGTGCCTATGGAGGCAATGCCAGGAAGGGCTGATGGTTAAAACTCGATTCCACGCTCAGCTTGAGGCGAGAATAAAGGAGGCCGTGGAAAATAGGACTGTCTCGATAGCTACTGGAGGAGCCACTGACTATGCTCATTACCGGGAGAATGTAGGTTATATCCATGGCCTACAGGATGCTCTCAAGCTCTGTGATGACATAGAAGCGGAATCTCAATAATGCCCATCGTATCGTCTACGCGCGTCATCGAACTGATCTCGAACTCCAAGAATCCAAAGATGGATATCTTGAAGCATATCGGGGATCTCTCCGGCGCTAAGGTCCACTTCAATCTGGTCTTGGTGGCGACTTACATCCGCCCAGCCAAGACTTCCGGTGGCATTATCAGGCCAGACTCGAATGTTGGCGAGGACGAATGGCAGGGCAAGGTGGGCCTTGTTCTCAAACTTGGCTCCAGGGCATTCAAGGATGATAACGATTTTGAGTTCGGCGAGGACCGCGTTTCGGTGGGCGAGTGGGTGGTTTACAAGGTTGGTGATGCCACGCCCGTCATCCTCAACGGCTATCCCTGCCGGTGGGTCAAGGACTCCAGTATCAAGATGACCGTCAAAGATCCAAACATGGTATTTTGAGGAATCACATGGCTAAGGAACCAGTAGCGAAGGATCCCAAGCAGGGCGATCTGATCGACAAGATCGAGCTTACTGCTCCGTCCGATGCAGCGGAGATTCCAACCCCACCGGAGCCGGAGACCCCAGAGGTCGATGAACCGGAGGCTGAAGATGCCTCTGCTGCACTGCAAAAGCAGATCGAGGCGCTGCGTAAGTCCGAAGGCATCCAGAAGGACCGGGCCGACCGTTACAGGCAGGAGGCCGAGCAGCATCAGCGGCTTGCCAACGAGCGTGGCCTTGAGGTCGAGAAATCCCGCAAGGAAAAGCTAGAGGCCGACCTGGGCACGGTCAGCACCGCTCTGAAGGCCGCGCAAGATGCGGCTGAGGCCGCCGAGCGAGACATCAGGACCGCCGAGAATAACGGCGATGTCGATCTCAAGATCGATGCTTTTAAGCGGCTCACCAAGGCCGAAAACGCTATTTATCAATATGAAAGCGGTAAGCTCGACATCGAGGAGAAGATCAAGAGCCCGCCGAAGACCGAACAACCCGTCCAGCAACAGCAGCCAGTGTTGCCGCAACGGGTGCAGAATTGGATAGCCAAGAACAAAGACCGGATCGATGAAGAGATCTGGAACGACATGAAGGCCTATCATCCGAAGATAATCAGGGCTGGCTATGCTTTTGATTCGGATGAGTATCTTGCGGACATGGAAGTCAGATTGGGATGGCGGGAACGGGAGTCCAAAGATGAGCCGGTTGTTCAGCAGCCCCAGCAAAGGACCTCCATTGTGAGTGCTCCAGTCAGCCGTGAAGCTCCATCGACCCCGAACAACGACAGGAGCAGCAGTCAGGTTAAGCTGACTCCGGCCCAGCGGGAATATGCCAAGATTGCCGGGGTGTCCGAGAAGGTCTATGCCGAGCAACTGCAAAAGATCAACAAGATGAAGGCCAACGGCTCTTACGAGCTTAAGGGAGGCTGACCATGGATGAGACCGAAGCCCCAGCCCCGGTGGAGAAGCGCCGTCCCGGACGACCGAAGAAGCAGCCTGTTGTCGAGCGAGAGCCGCTCCGTGAGCCAACCAAGTACAAGATGAGGGCTGCTCCCAACTGGGAGTCGGTAGACCCGAATGCCTCGGATTCTCCGGATCGGCTGAAGATCGACCCATCTTTGATCCCCGAGGGCATGTCGGCCATGTGGGTCACCGATACTGTCCTAGGGCAGGGTGTCCCTCAGCATCGCTCCAAATTCGAGCAGGGCGGCTGGACTCCAATCCATCAGTCCGACTTTGATGGCCAATTCAATGGCATGTTCATGCCCAGAGATGCCGAAGGCGAGATCAACGTCGAGGGTCTTGTCCTGATGATGCGGCCCAAAGAACTGACGGCCAGGGCCGAGAAGGCCGACAGGCGCAGGGCTCAGGAGCAGGTTGCCATCAAGGAACAGGCTCTGACTGGTGGCGACATGCCGGGTGTCAGCCTGGATGCTCGTCATCAGAGTGCGACCAATACAAATCGTATTCGTCGCTCTGTCGAAAGAATTGAGGTCCCGGAATAGCGCCTCTATTGACGAGAGGCGTTATTACCCTGTAAGGCTGTTAACTCGCCTGTATAGGCGAACGGGGGCGATCCCCAAAATCTACACCTCACGCGCTGTGTGGCTTTTCCGTAGCCGGTCGATTGTGATCGTCTTAGAGGAGGCTGCATTGGCCAACACCAACAACCCATTCGGATTCCGGCAGTACGGGCAGCGTGAAGGTTCCGCGCCAACCGCCGGTATGGAACGAGCTTGGATTTCTTCGGCTTACACCAACCCGGTGTTTACCGGAGATGCGGTGGTGCGAAGCACCACGCCGAACGGGGCTCAGTATCTGGTGTCGGGCGGCAGCTCGCAGGGTACCGGAGCCACCACCCTTGGTGCATCGGTGGCCGTCAACCAGGGCATCTTCCTGGGCTGCAAGTATTACAATTCGAACGTGGGCCGCACCGTCTGGAACAGCTATTGGCCGGGGTCTGGCGCATCGGGTGACGTAGAAGTCTACGTCTGCACCAACCCGGAACAGCTTTATACGGTGCAGAGCACTTCCGGTGCGGTTCTCGGCTCTTCCAACATTGGCATGATTCTTCCGCAGTCCACGCTGCTTTCGAGCCAAGGCAATACGCTCACCGGCATCAGCAATATGACGGTCACTTCCAGTCTCGTCACCGGCCTGTCATCTGGCGGCCAGTGGATGATCGTGGATGTGTATTCCAACGTCGCACCTCCTGGCGTCAACGGCACCTCAACGACT